GTGCTGCCGGTTGTGGTACCTTTCATGCCCCCACGCTTAGCCATTACACTGCTGTGTCTGTCGTGCGGTAAACGATTGTTATAGGTTCCTGCGTGCCATCGTTGAGCGCTTTGAACGGCAGCTTTTGCCCTAACCGTTTCGCACCGTCAACGTTTGGAGTGTCCCCGTCGAACCGGCACACCGGCATAGTGACTACTAGCTGGTTGTATAGCGCACCCTCGATGAGAGAGCCCTGCCATGTCGCAACGATTGCGGCAGCAGTGCCAGCCGTAAATCTGGTATACGCGGTGAGGTCAAGAAACTCGCTGTCGATTTCGCCTGATATCTCGGCAAGTTTTTCTTTGATCGGCTGGTTTTTGAGCGTATTGTTTGTGCCGCTCATATTGTAGCGTTTGCCCTCGATCCCGTTGTTCCCCTTGATCTTTATGTCGGAGATATTATAGGCCGCGCCGCCAATCGTGAGCGCGCAACCAGCCCAGTGGAGCGCGGTTGCGCTCGCCGCATAAGATGCCGTTGCAAGAGCTTGCGCTGTGTCTTCGTTGCGTCCGTCGATGTTGAGGTTCAGCTCTAGGAATTTTCCAATTGCGTTCGAGAGCTCCCATGATTCGATTTTACAACCGAGATACGAAAAAGCTCGAACCGTACCGCCAACGTCTGGCCTCCCGACCTGGATTGTTAGCATCTTGCCTACAAGGTCAGCGAGTACACAGGTGTGGTCGCGCGAAAGCGTACCCCCACCGGGTGTCGAGATCGTATTGCTGCCGAGCATGTGTTGTAATACTAGCCCAAATCCTTTCGTGAGCACCGTAAGATTGATGTTGCCTTTAACATCTTTTACGCCTGCGGCCCATCTGTCGGAGCGGGCAACCGATGTTGTTTGTCCTATAGAGCCGTCTAACTCGTCGCGTGCAATATCTAGTTTTAGCGATTCCTTTTCGAACGGCAAAAACCGGGTAGGAGCGACGAACGTTCCATATACCGATTCCGCTACCATGCCGAGTTGTGCCGCTAGGCCTGATGCTATTGCCATTAATTTTCACCGTCCTTCTTGTTAGCTTTCTTCCAATTGTCTTTTTGCTCCAGCAACCCCTCAGATAGAGAATCCGGGAGGTCTTTGACTTCGCCGTTCTTCACAGTTATGAACCCGCCGAACGGCAGTGGAACTTCAACTGCGTCATGCGGTCCTATGTATTTGAGTTTCACACTTACCCCCTTAAATTCTTGCCGTGACCATTATTGGGAATGTTACGGATGCCTCCCTTGACACTATTTTTTTTGCTTCGGAATCCGCCCCAAGCACTTCTCTTGACGACATCTGCCCGATTAGCGCCCAGCCGTTAATCCCGCCAAACGGGCTGGCCTCGCTTCGCCAGGTGTTTATGCTGTTCTCGATATAGCCGGCAATTACAAACGCTCTGTCTTCTAGCGTTTCAAACTTCTCAAGCGGAGATTTTAAAACGCTTACAACCATCTCGATGCTGTATTCTTCTTCCCTGGCTGTTGTTGAGAATCCAACCGGCTCCATATTTTCGCCGTTGGCATCGCCTATTATTACAAGCTCTTCTCTGTCTCTGTCCGGGTACGGGCTACCTCGCGAAACCTGGATAGCTGTGAAATTAGCATCTGCAAGCAACCTGGTTTTTAACGCGGATTTGAACGTCGGTATCGATGATGTCGCCATTTAGAACACTCCTAAGTTGCGATTATAGAGTTGTAATTTACGATGAGCGGAAAACGGAACGTCCCAACTGCTGCCGACTGGCATTACCGCCCTATCGGAACCGCCTGAATCGTTGTAGCCGCTGATACTAGCAGCCGATCTATCGAGCCACGAAAGTACCGTTTCGATTGCCGCTCTATTTACGTCCTCTGCGACATTTACCGCGTCGGCCCATACTCCCCAGTTGCCGGTTATGGTTATCTGCGCGTAACCGAATCGCTGATAAAAGCTAGAATCGAGATCCTTATAATCGCTCAACCTCAGCGCGGTATATGTTGCGGTTTTCTCGCTGCCGCCTATCGGAAGCAATACATAGTCGACATTGGCCGTTAGCGTCGATGGCGAAGAGTCTTCGGGATTTAACACAACCGATGTTACTGTGCGTAAATCGAATGGAGCTAGGTCGATATACCGGTTTCTGGCTGCAAATGTGCGAGCCGCTGCGGATGCCTGCGGTATAAATTCACGCCCGTAGCGCCTGTTGATTGTTTGCGTCGCCGCTTTTATGAGCTCAAGTATTTTAGCGTCCTCGGCGCTCCCTGATAGATTTATAGCCGCTTTCACCTGGGATGTTGTACAGAGATATGGATCTGCCATTATTTCTCTCCTGTCTATTCCAATAGAAAAAGGCACCATTAAGCTGGTGCCTTTGTGCTCTTGTTATAGCGCTGTTCTTACGTTGCCGCTACTGCTGCCACTGTTGGCGATGGCGGGTATTTTGCCATCCCGAGAATTCCATCGACCGACACAAGCGAGGCCGTGATTCCGGTGCCTGTGTAATCGAGATTCACGCGGACATATCTTTTCGAGCCGATATACCCGACAAATTGCGTTACCTGATCTTCCGTGTTCGCGTCCATTTTCGTGAACGCTCCTTGGACATCGCCAGCCGCAACTGTTGTGGCATCTGTCGCAACTGTCGTGTCCGATTCCTGTAGAACCGGTGTGAGGTAGTTGCTGCCATCCACGCCCGTAAGCGCGCCGACGTTAACGGAAAGTACCGAACCGTCGCACTGGTTTGTGTCAAGCCACGCGCTGGCTGTGTCTGTGTGCGCCAAGTCCTGCGCGTCGAGCAAGTGAACGATACAGATATTGTTTTTTAAATCTCTCAATGTTTTCCTCCCTTGCGGATCGCTTTCTGTGGGTTTGGTTTGATAGCGGTTTCGACGAGCGCTTCTCCGGTGTCTCTTTCCGGTTCGACGATATCGACCGCTACCGCTTTTTTAATAGCGAGCAGATATTTAGCGTCTCTCTCTGTTACGTCTACCTGCTCGCCGTCCGAGTAAGGAACACCGCCGATAACGGTGTTCCTGGTTAATCTGATTTTCATATCGACCAGCTCCTGTTAGGTGGTGGTTAGATCGAGACATGCCGCGAAGCTCTGTGCGTGACGAACGGCTACGTCGACATCTTGCAGTGTGATTACTCGCACTGTTCCCGATGTTCCTCCGGTGAATGGGTCTACGAGCACATCGAGAACGCCCCACATACCGATGACGAGATCGGCCCAGTTGCCGAAGAACGCCGCCGAGCATACGCTGGTGGACGAGCCCTTTGTGAGGGTGCTCGACACTTGGTTCGAACACAGCGCAGGGTAGCCGTTAATCGGGGAGTTGTTGTTTTCCCATAGCATTATGCTGTCAGTCGACGATACTTTCGGGGTTACTTTCATCTTGCCGCGAACCTTTGCGTTCGTGATATACGCAAGCTTACCGATGTCGGCGTTATCGGTTGCCACCTCGGTTTCGAGCCCGACTACTGCCGCCCACGTCGGAGCGCCTCCGTTTGTGCCGATAGCTACCGATCCGATGCCGGACGTTGCTGCGATACCGGTTGGCTGATTAGCAGAACCGGTCCCGTGCAACGCAGCAAGATCGATTAGCAGTGCAAGCACCGTAGCGAGATCGGTTCTTACAAAATTCTCGACATCGATCGACGACTGCAAAAGCAGTTTTCTCGAAATGTCGGTGAACGCTCCGCATGTTTTCGGCGCTAATGTCACTTGATCTACCGTCTGTTGGCTCTCTGTCGGTGCGCCCGATTCGGCTACCCAATAGCCGGTAGCTCCACCTGTTTGACGAGGAATTGCGATATCACCCACAAGCCCGGACAACACTGTAGCGCCCGCTTGTCTTACCGCCATTCGGTTTCTTAGCATGTCGATGAAGCTTCCGGCGAGCAGATCGGTTGAAACCGTGTAACCTCCGGCGCTATCAGTGCCGACAGATAGATCGCGTTTCTCGACCTGCACATCGTTCGGCACATAGAATCCCTTAGCCCTACGACCTAAGCGTTCCGAAATTGCGTCACTTGCTTCGCGCTCAAGCGATGCTTCATTCCATGCTCTAGCGTCGCCCTGCATGAAGGCAGCAGCCGCACTGATCGCGCGAACAATGCTGTATTTTTTGAGATCGCGTTCGTCCATGTTGAGGTGTGTCGGGTCTTCTATTGTTGGTGCCGGTGTCGATGCGAGCGGCTTGAACGCCGTTCTTACAGTCGCGATTCTTTCCGCGTGATCGAGCGATTCTTTCGCGCTTCTCGCTTCTGTCTCTGCGGTATCGAAAGCGGTTCTCAGCTCGTCGATATTCGTTCCTTCGGCTGCGTTTTCGATAGCGTCCGCCGAGCGTTGCAGGTTCTCGCAAGCGGTGTTATATCGCTGCCGTAATTCTTCTAATTTCTTTTTCATTTACGCCTCTTTTCTTGGTTGATATTTGTTTGTTGCAATTCTTGCTCTTGTCGAAAGCACTAAGAGCTGATGTTTGACCGCCTCTGTTTGCGCGCCATCATCGTTGCGCGGGACCTCAGTTCCCTGAGCGCCACCGTGCCTATCCGATTCGACCTCAGAAGAGCGCCGATCGGCAAATTGTATTGAATGCATTAAGGATCTTAACGCGGCTTCCGTCTGCGGATAGGCCCCTTGGCTTACGACTGACACGTCATAGAGCTCCGCTATCTCGGTAATCGTGCGAAGGTCTGTCTCATGCCCGGTAACTTCGTCTGTTGTCGTTAGCACCGAATATCCACCGGCTTGGAGTTTGAAGGCGAAGCTCATTTGATCCATAATTCCTAGATCCATCTTCGCCGCTAATGCTTTACAGTCCGGGTCGTCCGGGTTAAGTCTCGCGTAAACTTTTAGGCCGTAAGCATCGCTCGTAAGCTCAAGCCCACCGATTCCGTTTATCCCGGTTCTGGCCACTGCGCGGCTCATATCGTGCCCGATGACTAGGTGTACGTCGGGATTTTTCGAAAGCACGGCATTAAACGCACCGGCTTGGATTACCTCTTTCATTGTCCAATACGAACCGCTGTATATTGTGGTTTCCTGGTTATGCACGGCTGCGTAGCCGGTTAAGATTCGCGATCCGTCACCGGATGACGATTCGCGCCATTCGAGTTTGTCGATGGGCATGACAACTTCTCGTGTTTCGCCCATAAAAAAAGACCTTGCGGCCTCCGGTTTCATGTCTTCAATTATTTTGTTCAACTTTTCACCTCGTTTATTTCGCGTTTGGATTTGGCGCACCGCCGACCGGCACAATTTGCGGGATCATTCCTACGCCGTCAGGTAATGGCGGTAAACCGTCTTTTGCCCTTGCTTCATCGGGGAGCCATATCCCCGCTTGTACTTTTTTGTGGCTTATCTCAGCTTCTGTTGCGAGATCTCCACGCACCATTCCTGCCGTGTCGAAGCCCGCATACGTTTCATACGCCGGGAAAAGATCGGGGTCAGCGTTTATTGCCGACTCGATCCTTGTCATTCTTGGATTCAGACCGTGCTGCAGCCATCGTTGCTGTTCGTGCTCCGGGGTGATCGGCTTGTCGGTAGCTTGTGTCACGCCCAGGAACCAGGCGGGCACCCTGAATATTCGCGAAACATCCATGACTGAAAGGTTCGCTGCCTCTACGAACTGAGCATCGCGCTGGGTCATTCCAATTTGCTGCAGTTTTGCGCCGCCGCCAACTACTTTTGTGCGCCCCGCGTTTTTCACACCCGCGTGGGTGCTGTCAAATCCTTCGCGCCATTTGTCGGCTTGATCTTTTGATACGCCTGCGGGGAATTCAACGCCTAACCCGCCCAGTGCGCCGTTGGCATACAGTGCGGATTCATAGTCTTGTTTCGCGATTATATTAGCGAGGCTTGATCTAAATAGCGCTATCGGTGTAGATGGAATTAATTGCCCCATTCCCCCGCGTCCGACGATCCTCAATATTGTTGAGCTATCTACAGTAACGCTTCCTAACCCGTCACACTCCATCGGGCATACAAAATTGTCGGGGAATGTTGCTGTGTATACTATCTCGCGTGATCGTGCCGCTCTTTGCGGCGACACCTGATCCGGATGCAGCGCCCATAGCATTATTACCCGCCCGGTAGCGTCTTTCGATTTCCAAATATATGCGATATTGCGGTAATCGAGGCTTGTTTGTACCGTTTCCCAAAACTGAAAAGCGTCTTGTGTCGGATTGGGACCACCCCGGAATAATCTCGATTGCCAGGTATTTGCGACTTTTTCGCGAATCGGTCCCTCTCCGCGCCATATCCGCATAGGCAATAGCGCGACAGACTCGGACGCAAACGATATTGCGGCATGAACCGCCGGGATCCCCGATATTGATCGGTTTGTAACGCTCACGTCAGGCAGAGTGTTTTGCGATCTGCGAAACGTTATTAAGTCGTCCATCAGTCCGCGCTTTTCGGCCTGTTTTGCAATGAACCTATCGAGTATCTTCATCTATTTCTCCATTACCATGCTTCCGCCCACGCGAGCAGATCGGACGTGTATGTCATAGCCCTGGCGTGTGCATTGATAGCCGATGCTATGGGGTCAATTCTTTGCGTTGCCTTTTCTTTGTCTAGCATGATGTTGTCATTATGGTTTTGCCTAGTTATTGCGTTACTGATTGCCCAGGTTAGAACGGGGTCATTGTCGTGATAGATTAGCCCGGAATAAACGCATTCCCGGAACGATTTAGTCGGTTCAGAAAGTGTTTGGTAGCCCTGCCGGATCTCAACACAAACAAAACCATCGTTCATCATGTCTTGCGATAGCTGTGTTGCATTGTAGGGATCGAAGCATATCTCTTTGATTATCCAACCGTTTTTCTCGGCTTGTCTCTCTATGTGCGCTTGCACGAATTTATAATCGACTACCGCACCGGGAGTCGCTGTAAGCCATCCTTGTTTTATCCATAAATCATATGGTACTTTGTCGGTTTTTCTCTTAACTGTGAGTGTGTCTTCTGGCATAAAGCTATGCGACTTGATCGCATATTTATTGCCGCCGAGTGGAAACTCAAAGGCTAGGCTCGTTAAGTCTATCTTCGATGAAAGGTCGACACCGACGTAGCATTCTTTGCCGGTTAGTTTTGGCATTTTGCGCTTAGAGCTAACACCGCAGTCGCGCCACTTACTAAGGATCATGTAACCCTTAGCTTTTTGATCCACCCAAACATTCATGTTCTTGGTGAGAAAGTTCCGCATTTTCTCGGGAACATCCAGGGCGATCTTTAGTTCTTCCCTTAAATACTTCAGGCCTTCGGGATAAGAAGCGACAATCGGATTAGCTTTTATCCAGTTTCGCTCGTCTTTTATGTCGTCATCTTTGTCGAGCTCACAGATGGCTACAAAATATTCGTCGTTATCAATCGGGTTGTCCGGGTCTAATATCTGCGAGACATAGTTATACTCGACCGAATAGCACGGATGCGCAAGCTCAAACCCGGCTGTTGTTATGATAAACATTAACGGCTGCTTACGTGCCGCCATGCCTGATATTAATATGTCGTAAATCTCTGATGTTTGGTGAGAATGATATTCATCTACAATCCCACAGCTAGGGTTTAGCCCGTCACCGGTCTTGCGATCCTCTTTAGATAGCGCCCTAATTATCGAGTCTGATTTTAGGTGTGTGATTGTGCCATAAGCCGTTTTGAATTTGCCTTTCAGATCGGGACAGCTTGCCAGCATCTTATCGGTTTCGTCATAGACTAGCTTGGCTTGCTCTTTTTTTGTGGCGGCACAATAAACCTCCGCAGCATCTTCGCCAAATGCCGACGCCTCGTAGCTTGCGACTAAGGCAAGGCTTTGAGTTTTAGCGTTCTTCCGTGCCATTTGAACGTAGGCTTTTCTAAATCTTCTCAGCCCGGTGTCGCGGTGTTTCCACCCGTATACGTTTGAGTATATAAATATCTGAATAGGTTCAGGGTTAATGTATTTACCTGCTAAAACGCCCTTGCGGTGCTTGAAGTAGCCCATCCATTTTAAGAATTTCAACGCTGCTTTTTCGTCGAATATGTAACCAAAATCAGGAGTATTCTCTCTTTCAATATCCTGTAAAAAACGCTTGCAAGCTTGCTTGAATTTTACACAGCATACAACGTCACCACTTATACAATCTAAGGCATAATCAATAGTCCATTTCCTCAGCATTAATATCAGTCCTTAAACGCGAACCTCGCTAAGATTAATTCGCGCAAAAGAGCCATAAATCTCTATAGCTGCTTTATCGTAAGCTAATGCCGCATCTGTCTCGTTTTGATATCTACCAAGATGTTTTCTGCATCCCCTAGGGCCTATAACTGCGCGCCATGAGCTAGTTTGTTTATCCCAGGTTACGCCCTTAAATCTTGAGGATTTATTCTTCTGTGGCTGTTGGTTGTAAAGGTTTTCACTTCTAGTGCATAATCTAAGATTGCGTTTTCTATTATCTAGCC